GGTGCAAACTTTCTTACTGCGGCAGTTAGTACTCCAGCAGATTCTATGGGTCATTCTCTTCTTCTTCTCTGGGGTCCTGAGGCTCAAGGGGATATCGTCAGGTGGTTCCAACTTGGGGGACTCTGGACTTTTGTGGCGCTCCACGGGGCCTTTAGTCTGATCGGATTTATGCTTCGCCAGTTTGAGATTTCCCGACTGGTGGGCATCCGTCCTTATAACGCAATCGCATTCTCTGGACCGATTGCGGTATTCGTATCTGTGTTCCTGATGTATCCATTGGGACAGTCCAGTTGGTTCTTCGCACCTTCTTTTGGTGTTGCTGCAATCTTCAGGTTCCTTCTGTTCCTTCAGGGTTTCCACAACTGGACCCTCAACCCCTTCCATATGATGGGAGTTGCTGGTATTCTTGGAGGAGCACTTCTCTGTGCAATTCACGGTGCTACAGTAGAAAATACGCTTTATGAAGATGGCGAACAAGCAAATACATTCAAAGGATTTGAACCTACGCAAGAGGAAGAGACCTACTCGATGGTCACGGCGAATCGTTTCTGGTCTCAAATCTTTGGTATTGCTTTTAGCAATAAGCGTTGGCTTCATTTCTTTATGCTTTTTGTTCCCGTTATGGGTCTTTGGACATCTTCTATTGGGATTATTGGTTTGGCTCTTAATCTTCGTGCTTACGACTTTGTAAGTCAGGAGATTCGTGCGGCAGAGGATCCAGAGTTCGAAACCTTCTACACTAAGAATATTCTTCTGAATGAAGGACTTCGTGCTTGGATGGCACCCGTAGATCAACCTCATGAAAACTTTGTGTTCCCAGAAGAAGTGCTTCCAAGAGGAAACGCTCTCTGATTGACATTTTATTTTCACTAATGTAGTATGGGAGGGGAAACCCTCCTTTTTTAATGATTAGTTCTGAGACACCATATAAACTTGCTGAGATTATTCGAGATACTTGGCCTCAGTTATATTTACTAAATAATTTTCAAAACTTAACAAATGTTATGAAGTTTACAGTTTATTCAAAAGACGGTTGCCCATATTGTACAAAAGTGCAGCAGGTGTTACAATTAGCAGACCTGCAACACGTAATATACAAACTGAATACTGATTTTACCAAAGAAGAATTCTATGCAGAATTCGGTGAGGGTTCTACATTCCCTCAAGTAATTGTGAATGATCAACACATCGGTGGTTGTACCGATACAGTTCAATACCTCAAGGAGCAAAACTTAGTTTAATGGAAACTAATTTTCACGAAGTTTATAATGATGTTGAAAAAGCAATTGATTATGCATTTCAGGGAAAATTTGTGCTAAAATTTTACGATTACCTTAAAGTAAAGGGTGCTCGAAAGTTTGAAGTTGAAGAATTTATTGAGAGTTCAACGGCATCAAACATCAGTACTGTTGTGATGGATCTTGATGACTATCTTGAAGGAGGTGCTGATGAGATTCATAAACAACTTCGTGAAGCTTATGGTCATATCTCTAAACCAGAGGCACGAAAAATAAGAAACTATTTGTATGGCATCCTTGAAGATGCATGGAAGTATAATTATGACAAAAGGAAAGGGAGACGCAAAAAGCAAACTAAATAACTCTGAACCCGAGATCAATCGGGGTGTGGAATTATTGTTAAGAAAACGGAGGAGGAAATCTGAAGAACCAAAGACATTCCAAATGAGGTTTGGTAAGATGATTTCTCTCTTTCGGCGAGAGATACACATACTATTCGAATTTCATCTGGACATTCGGAAAAAGTAACTCTCGGAGAAAGAAAAATGTTAGCAGTAACACTCACCATCGGCACTCTTGTTTCAGTGATGTTCTTTTTTGTTGGTGGAGTAATAGGATGGATGGCCAAGCAACATTTCTATGAGAGCTCATATCCCTCATATACACACCCAGAAATGTTTGATCAAAATGGAAACATAATTCCAGACGAAATTTTAGCAGTGAGATTTGAAAATGACTACGAATACGACGACGAAGAAGAGGACGACTAGTAGAGCAAAGAAACCCACTACAAGTTCAACTCAACCAAAAGAAATTAAAAAACTTCCTCCTAATCCTTTTATGAATGAGATTCTAGATCTTGTTCACGAACAGGAAACTGAAGAAGATAAGATCAAAGTACTTCAACATCATGCTAATGATGCCCTGAAGACTCTTTTGATTTGGAATTTTGATGAGAGTATTATTTCACTTCTTCCCAGTGGTGAAGTTCCATATCAACCAAATGAAAGTCCTCTGGGAGTAGATCACTCTTCTCTCCGTAGGGACTATAAGAATCTTTACAACTTTGTGAAGGGTGGTAATGATTCACTCTCTAAGATTCGTAGAGAGACAATCTTTATTCAGATTCTTGAATCTCTTCATCCAAATGAAGCTGATGTTCTGGTTCTTGTAAAGGATAAGAAACTGGAAGATAAATATGATATCTCATTTGATATCGTACAAAAAGCATATCCTGATATTGTGTGGGGCAATCGTTCGTGAGTGTAGTTGCGGAGAGAACAATGGCAGATTCTAAAAGAGAAAACACGAGACATCTGCCTCATGAGTATGGATGTGAGATTCTCTTTGAAAGAGCAACTATGGTTCAAGCAAAAGATTCATCACTTCCAAATGATGCATATCTTATTTGGTATGATGTAGATGGTGAAACTTTTATGGATGTAACTCGTACTAGAAAGAGAGTTGATCTATTTGATTTCTATTATGATAAGTATGGTCCAGGAGCAGTTCGTAAGATTGATTTTGGATACGGAAGAGTAAACCCAAAACTGTGGGGATATAAAGCACCAGAAAAAAAGAAAAAGAGATGAGTGAAGGATTTAGTGAAGAAAAGATTGAAGTATCAATCAATAAAGATGAAGTAAGAAGTCTTCTTAAGAAATATAAGAAGATTAAAAAGTACATGCGGTCTCCTATGTTCACTGTCAAGAAATTAGATGGAACTGAGAAGATTGTCAGTGAACTTTTGAGGGACCCTGAGGATGGGTAAGCATTATCTTTTAAATCTTTATGGATGTTCTTTTGTTCTTTTGGACGACGAGCGTTGTCTTATAGATTTACTAGAAAACGCTGCAGTTGCTAGTGGTGCTACAGTGGTTCAAACCATATCAAAAAAGTTTGAACCCCAAGGCGTCACTGTAATTTGCATGTTATCAGAAAGTCATATTAGTATTCACACTTGGCCTGAGGAAGGTAAAGCAGCAGTAGATGTTTATACCTGTGGCGATTGTAATCCTAAGATTGGATGTGATATTATCATTCAACAACTTTTTGCTCAGAATCATACTCTGAGTTATATTGAGCGTTAACTAAATACACTATATCTGGAGAATTCTATGCTCTCTACTCAATATCGTTTGCGCCTAGAAGCAATCTGCGAACGAATTGTCACAGGCGAATCAGTAGAGTTAAGTGAAATGATTTGGGCAGAAAAACTTGCCAAATCAAATCGTTCTGCTGCAACTATTTTGAGGCAGGCAAGACGACGTGCTGCAAGTCCTGATATGACTGAAGATAGTCTTGATGGATTTATGAATGCTTTGGATCTTGGAGATCCTGATCCATCAAATCATCGTACAGGATTTAATGGAGCTGATGATATTATTGATTTCTTCACTGGAGATAAACCAGACGATTGGAGACAGAGAGATTAAGAAATAATAAAATGGTATTACATTTTACAAACTTACTTGTATAACTAGGTTGATGGGTCTATAATGACCTTACGTTCATCCCTCAAGGGACGCAAGTAGGACGGCGGAACGGATCGTTCATCCTTAATAGGACGCAAACCGCCCAAAGGAACGGGAATTAAAACTCTCATTCTGGAGGAAACCCCAATGTCTAAATTAGTTTATCGTGGTGTTGAGTATGATACCGAAAAGCGTATCGCATATCAACAACAGATGATGCAGCAACCCCAACAATACAACGAAACCTATCGTGGTGTTAAGTTTGTAAAGGAGGGTCACAAATGAAGAAACTTAATGTACTTCAACTGATTAAAGAACAAAAGCAAAAAGAAACTCGTCGTCACCAAGCATCTATTGCACAACTTGTTGGTAAGAAGTGATGCAACATTACCATTACCATCATGATGATATGGATAGGGACAATAGACCACCTGCTTGTTATCTTTTAACATATCGTGGGTGTCGTTATTGGTCTTGTTATCAAGTTCATCTGGTGGAATGGTTTGAAAGAATATTTAAGTCGGAGGGGTCTTGACACCCCTCTTTTTTTTAACTATAATACCTTTGTTGAGGTTCAATGAGATGGACAAAGAAAAGCTTAAGTTAATCATAAGGAACTTAGAATCTCTTGTTGACTGTTTGAAGTCGGAAGTGTATTCTGATACAGGTTCTTACCTAAACTATGAGGAAGTTGCTCCTCATCTTGCTGACTACGATGAAATCTTTGAGGATAGTGATTTAGATGACTATTGAAAAAACAGAATTTGAGTTTATGAAACCAGAAGTAAAACTCATTAGTGTTACTCCAGATGCAGAAAAGCATATGGCTTACTGTGCACGAGTGAGTAATCCTGCAAATCAAGAGAATGAAAAGTTCTCTGGATTGCTCAAGTATTGTATTCAACATCAACACTGGAGTATCTTTGAGCAAGCAACGATGACTGTAGAGATTAATACTACTCGTGGAATTGCCGCTCAGATTTTGCGTCATAGGTCCTTCACATATCAAGAGTTTTCACAACGATATGCTGATACGAATCTTCTGAATAAGACCATTCCTCTTCCCGAACTTCGTCGTCAGGATGATAAGAATCGTCAGAACTCAATTGATGATATTCCTGATTATTTGAAACTGACTCTGACTGAAGACATTCGTATTCATTTTGAGCATGGTCTGAGACTCTATAACCGTCTTCTGGAGAAAGGTGTGGCAAAGGAGTGTGCAAGGTTTGTACTCCCCTTGGCAACCCCCACAAGACTCTACATGACCGGTTCAGTAAGGTCATGGGTACATTATATTGATCTTCGTTCTTCGCATGGAACACAAAAGGAACACATGGAAATTGCAGAACTTGTTCGTTGCATCTTTACTTGTCAATTCCCTGCTGTATCTGAAGCACTTGGTTGGACTCGTGAAGGATGCTCTGAGTGTAATGATGCGCCATCTATTACTATCGAATAAATATCCCTATACATTATTCTTAACTATGCCAGTATATCCAGTTAAAAATTTAAAGACAGGTGAGACTCAAGAACTTGTCATGACAGTTGCTGTCTATGAGCAGTGGAGAAAAGATAATCCAGATTGGGATAAAGATTGGTCTCAGGGATGTGCTGGAGTTGGTGAGGTAGGTGAATGGCAAGAAAAACTTGTTAAGAAAAATCCAGGATGGAATGAAGTTCTTCGTAAAGCTTCAAAAATGCCTGGCGCAACAGTAAAACCATTTAGTTGATTTATGGCACGTAAAAGATCACTGAATCCTGTACCTTTTGGAATGAGCAACAGACAGATGAAACGCAAGAAGCCAATCAATCTTGATATCATGAAGACGATTGAGCCTCTGACTGACAATCAGGAGAAGTTATATGATCGTTATAATCTAGAACAAAATCTTGTAGCTTATGGAGCTGCTGGTACTGGTAAGACATTCATTACACTCTACAATGCTTTGAGAGATGTTCTGAGTGAAAAGACTCCTTATGAGAAAATCTATCTTGTCCGTTCTCTTGTAGCTACTCGTGAGATTGGATTCTTACCTGGAGATCATGAGGACAAATCGAGTCTTTATCAGATTCCTTATAAGAACATGGTGAAGTACATGTTTGAGATGCCTGATGACTCTGCATTTGAAATGCTTTATGGAAATCTTAAGACTCAAGGTACAATTAGTTTCTGGAGTACTTCTTTTATTCGGGGAACTACTCTGGATAATGCAATCATCATCGTTGATGAATTCCAGAATTTGAACTTTCATGAACTTGATAGTATCATTACTCGTGTAGGTGAGAACTCTAAGATTATGTTCTGTGGTGATGCGACTCAATCGGATCTTGTGAAGACTAACGAAAAGAATGGTATTGTAGACTTCATGAGAATTCTTCAAAACATGCCTTCTTTTGATATCATTGAGTTTGGTGCAGAGGATATTGTTCGTTCTGGACTTTGTAAGGAATATATTATTGCTAAGATGGAACTTGGATTGTAATGTTTAATCATGTTGAATTGGATCTCCCTCAACTTGAGAGGGAGATGATTGATGGAGTTCGTTATTATAAAGTTCCAACTTTAGAAGAACTCCAAAAGTTTGTTTCCATCACCTCTATTATTAGTCACTTTAATAAGGATAAGTTTGCTTTTTGGAGAGCTAAAGTTGGTGAAGAAGAAGCAAACAAAATCACAAGAAAAGCGACTAGTCGGGGAACAGATCTTCATACACTCGTCGAAGATTATCTGCATAATCGGAATCTATCCGATGTTCAACCTATTTCAGAACATCTCTTTAAGATTGCAAAACCTGCACTCAATCGTATAAATAATATCTACACCCTTGAAGGTTCACTTTATAGTCAATACTTGGGTGTGGCTGGAACTGTAGATTGTATTGCAGAATTTGATGGTGAACTTGCCATCATCGATTTTAAAACTTCTAAACAACCAAAACCACGAGAGTGGATTGATGGATACTTCGTTCAGTGTTGTGCATATGCGTGTATGCTTCATGAACTCACTGGAATCTCAGTTAAGAAGTTTGTGATCATTATGACTTGTGAGAACGGAGAAGTAGAGGTCTACGAAGAATACGATAAATCAAAATATATTAGACTACTTACACAATACATCAAGAAATTTGTCAACGATAAACTTGAACAGGTTTCTTGACTTTTTATTTTTATGTGTTAGAATGAACAAAAGTTGAGGAAAAAGATTGTACATCACTGTGTTAGGTCAAATGGAGAATGAATTAGAAAAAGCACTAGAGAATAAGTTTTTCTGTCCTTCTCGATTTGCCCAAGAGATCGAGAATCTTGTACAACATAATGAGGATATGAGTTATATTGATGCTATCGTTCACTTTTGTGAGAAGAATAGTATCGATGTTGAGTCTGTTCCGAAACTTATTTCCAAACCACTAAAGGAAAAGATTAAGTATGAGGCTATGGAGTTGAACTTCCTTAAGAAGACCTCCCGAGCCAGATTGGTCTTTTAATTCCATTTTAGGGGGAAAAATTTTCCCGGTAAAAATCCCTATATTACTTTTTTTGAATGGTGCCTTTTGATACTTATAAGACTTACCTTGCCCTGAAGAGTCACTTTACGAAAGACTCTTACGATTATCACAAGTATCAAGGTAAAAGTCGAGCATCTCTTCAATCCTTTTATAAGAGGAAGGATCGATATTGGTTCGAGAAACTATCACGTCAGAAAGAAGATAACGAAGTGATAGATTTCTTTGTAGCAAACTTTGTAAGTTGTACTGATCCTCAGACTGTATGGATTGGAGAGATGATCAAGGAAGGTGAATCGAGATATAGGTCTTGGCAAAAAAGAATACAATCTCTATCCTATTTGTTTAAGGAAGAGTCTCAACAACTATTTGAAAATAAGTTTGAAGAAATATTTGACTGTTCAAAGGGACATCCACCCCTTTTAAAAATGTTCCTGGTAGGTAATATTAGCCTGGAAACACTGGTCATATACGATAAGATATTCCTGTTCGGGAAAAACTTTGATAAGAAACTAAAGGACCCTGTGTGGGAAACCGTCAGTCTAAAAATAAAGAAGTACTCTCCGTTCCTACATATAGATGTATTCCATTATAAAAAGATACTCAATCAAATTGTTGGAGGAACATGAGTTTTTTTGATTCCGATCTTGTTCGTGCAGAGATGGCTGAAATCTCAGCATTACAAGAAGATGTATACAGAAATGTATTTGAATTTCCTCGTATGAATAAAGAGGAAAAGTTATTTCATGTTGCTCTTCTAGAGAAACTGTTGAATAAACAACAGATTCTTTATACTCGTCTGAAACTTTCCGATGATCCTGAGGCCATCAGGATGAAAGAAAGAATCAAAGAGTCTGCATCTATGATGGGACTCCCTGATAATGTCGATATGAATGTCATCTTTAACAACATGACACAACTGCTTGAGTCCATGAAGGAACGTATTGACAAGACAGGTTCCGACCTGTAGACTGGTGGGGTACACAAAGGCCAAATCCAAACAATCCGAGGTATACAAATGTCTTTTGAAAATCTGAAAAAGCAATCCAAACTGGGTTCTCTCACCGAGAAACTGGTGAAGGAAGTAGAGAAAATGAACACTGGTTCGAGTGGTGGAGCAGACGAACGTTTCTGGAAACCAGAAATGGATAAGACTGGTGTTGGTTCTGCCATTATCCGTTTCCTTCCTGCACCCGAAGGTGAAGAACTCCCCTGGGTTAAGATGTATGCACATGCCTTCCAAGGTCCTGGTGGTTGGTACATTGAGAACTCTCTGACTACTATTGGTCAGAAGGATCCTGTGTCTGAACACAATCGTGAACTGTGGAACAGTGGTAGTGATAAGGACAAAGAAACTGTTCGTAAACAGAAGCGTAAATTGTCTTATTACAGCAACATCTATGTTGTGAAAGATCCTGCACATCCTGAGAACGAAGGTAAAGTCTTCCTGTTCAAGTTCGGTAAGAAGATCTTTGATAAGATCCTGAATGCTATGCAACCCGAGTTTGAAGATGAAGAACCCATCAATCCTTTTGACTTCTGGGGTGGTGCTAACTTCCGTCTGAAGATTCGTAAGGTTGAAGGTTACTGGAACTACGATAAGTCTGAGTTTGATTCTCCCTCATCACTTTTGGATGATGATGATGCTCTGGAAGCACTATGGAAGAAAGAGTATTCTCTCTCTGCTATTGTTGCTCCTGATCAGTTCAAGTCATATGAAGATCTTGAAAAGCGTCTGAAGTATGTTTTGGGTCAGAAGTCTGCTCGTGCTGCTGTTCAAGAACAGGAAGATGAGTACGATTCTTACACTCAAACTCCCTCTAAGGAAGAGAGTGTGATTGCAGAACTGGAACAGTCTTATGCTCGCAGTAAGTCACCTTCACTTCCGAAGATCGAGACTTCTGATGAAGATGAGGATGATGCTCTGAGTTATTTCCAACGACTGGCTGAAGACTGATTATTCAAACAGTCTAATATTTTCTCCTCTCTTTAAGGTGGCATTCACATACTGACTGCCACCTTTTTTATATGGCATAATATCATCAAGATCATTAAAGATTACATTTAAATACTGTGGTTTAAGAGTAAATATATTTCTTTTATTTTCTTCGATTTGTATTTCGTACTCAAAATTTGTAACTGACTTCACAAATTCTGTCGATGGAACATAAACTGAGTATCCTAGACTTGCATCCCAATATTCATAGTAGTATGAGTTTGCTGAAATTGATGATGTTTCTGAAATTACAAAAAGAACTTCCTCTTTTCTTGGCGATGCCATTGTCGGAGAGGCAACATTAGGAGTAAAAGGAAGAACATATGTAAACGAGGTTACATTAGAACCTTCTTGAGTTAAAATGGTATCAACAATTTGTGACCCATTGTATTGATTTTCGGAAACATTATTAATGTTCACTTGATCTCCAACTTCTAATCCAGGAATAGAGTTAACAAGAACTACTGTAACTACTGTTGATGGTATTGATCCATCTCTAGAAGAAATTGAATCTATCTGAGCATTTACAATTTCAACGAAGTTACCATTTGTCTTCCAAGTTGGTGAAACTCTTAGACCACTTCTCAAGACTATTCTACCTTTCGAATCTCTAATTTCTTCAGTCTCGTAGTGGTGAATACTGGAGTAAAGTGATTCATAAGAACCATATTTTTCAAGCATTACTTGATCAAACACCACTTGAGTCATAGGCCATTCTGACTGAATATTCAGAATGTTATTGGAAAGAAGAACTACCCAATCAAGAGTTGAATCGTTATAAAGTTTATAAGCTACATTATCTGGTCTTTCATCTCCAATAATATTGTACTTAGTAAAATAACTTAAATTTCCAAAAATATCATCTCTTAACTTTCCTTTTTTGAAAAGATTCTTTACCTCAATGTAATCCGAAATATTTTGTTCCCCAGAAACTCTGCTGACGTATTCAAAGTTAGGAACTTGTCTGAAGTAAGGTCTTGTCATTTTTAGAATCCGATTGGGTGATTATCTTTGTAATCCACATCATAAACGGGTTCAATTTCTCGGAATGAAAGTTGCATAAAATATGAAACCATTGTACCATCCTCATACGTCATATATGTTCCTTGAGGAGTATAATTAACATAACATCCTAACAAAGCACATTCTTTTATTTTATTCAATCCCTGTTCTCCAGCTCCTTGATATTTTATCAAAAATGTATTAGGAGCTTTTAAAAATAAATTATCTTGTTGACGTTTTGGCGCCATATTTTGTTTAAAGAATTTTATAATAGACTTTACTTGGACGGATTCTTTTTTACTCCTTGGTGACATTTTGATGTTGAAAGAAAATTCTCTAAGTCCAGGCCCTGTAAAAAGAAGTTCTATATTTGGATTTAAAATTCCCCCAGTTCTTCCCTGTAAATTTTGTATATTAATAACTTTTTCAGCTAAAAGAGCTAGCATAGAGTCTTGACTCGTTTTATTTGTAAATTCTGTTATAGATTTAGAAATACTTTCTTCAAAGTTTCCTACTGTTCCTTTAACTACATTAGTGGCAAAATTTAAAGCTTTTCTTGTTATTTCATCAAGCGAACCTTGTTCCCAACCGACAATATTACCATCACTAATTTGAGACTGTATTGGTAATGTTACTGTTCCTTTTGTGGATCTTTGACTATTGCGTGCGGCAGCAACTCTTCCGGTTCCACCTCCTGTTGGGTTTAAACCTGGAGGGATATATTCAACAGCTGTGAATACTATAGTATCTTGAGCAGGTGTCATATCCACTGGATATCTTAAATCTTGACTTTGTGATTGTTGTTGTTCTTCTGTGTTTGGTTCTGTGGGTGTAGATCCTCCAGCGGCTCCAGGTTGATTTTCGTCGATAGTTGCTTGATTTCCACTACCTCCACCTGCTTGTGATAATGATGATTGTTGATCAACATTAGCATTTGGGTTCGATGAAATAACTTGTTGAGATCTAACTTGACTTAATTGTGAGTTTGGATCTGAAAGAAGTCTCTGTTCTTCTTCGGTTGCATTAGGATCAAAAGATTTTACTAATTCGTCCGATCCAGCCGATTTATCAACGTCATAAATTGGAACTCCATTATTTCCTTGAGCATCAACACGATAAAAAGTAGTTCCTACACTCCCATCAGAGTTTTCTTGAGTTATAGATTGGTAATAATTATTTCCGACTTTATTAATTCCACTCCTAACAGTTGCCATTAGAAATCCTCCCCAATTACAAGAGGATTAAGTATCTCAATTTTTTGTAGAGTATGAGACATTATAGACTTTTTTATCTATTTAGTTCTGATTTTGCCATAAGGTAAAGAACGAAGATAATCGATCTCATCTGGTTGGACAAGATGGCAAGCACCTACAACTTCTTGCCATGTATAGTTTCTCATCATTCCCCAATGATAATTAAATCCTCTAAATCCCCATCGTTCTATTTCAGTTACGGCAACTAAAGGATGTTCATCATATCGAATACCTTCAGTTTTTGGATAGTATATGAATGTGTAGTAGTTTCCAGGATCTGGAACATATTCAATTTCTCTGAATATTTCAAGAATGTTCATCATAATAATGTCAGCATCTTCAGAACCATCTAGTTTTTTCTTGAGAAGTTCTATTCTTGACATTATCTGATACCTAGATTATCTTCTGTAATTATCTTAAATTCAATCATTCTATCCTTACACCATTCTTGAGCTGCTTTCCACTTAGCTTCATTCATGGCATAAGTTTTCACTTCGTTGATATAAGTTTTTGTTCTCTTCTTACTTGTTTGAACAGGAGGCATGGTTTGCCTTTTTGGTTTTACTTCAATCACATACTTTTTAATTTCACCAGACTGTTCACGAACCTTGATAATAAAGTCTGGGAAATATCTTCTGACTCTACTAGTGGTTGGATCAAAGTATGGAATGAAGAACTCTTCTGATCCCCATTCCAATACACTTTCACTTAAGTCACACCACCGACAAAATTTTCTTTCCCAACTACTACGACAAATAATATTATTGGGATCACCTTTATACTTGTTTGGATACTCAGGTTTATAACGACTCTTAATGCTTTCTGCCATTATACATAATATATCGGGTCAAATAGTATTTATAGATGCCTGCTCCAAAGCCACAACCTGTAAAGATGTTTCAGGTAAAGGAAAAGTTACTTCGACCTGCTTTAACTTCAACGTTTCAATGTAATATTCCCCCAACAGGTATTGGTGAAATAGATAAATTTCATGATACAGAATTGCTTTCATTATCTTGTTATGAAACTGCCCTACCAGGATCTTCTTTGTTTACCAATGAAGTTACGGATGATTTTACTGGTATTACTGAGAGATTTGCTTACAGAAAAGCTTATGATCAGACAATTGATTTAAATTTTTATGTTGATCATAGAGATTCTCAAGGATATAAAATAATTTTATTTTTTGAATCCTGGATAAGATATATTACAAATGATACTCAGGAAGATCTTGGTGGATTTTTTTACAGAGTAAAGTATCCTAATGAATATAAAAAAGTAATTTATCTTACAAAATTTGAAAGAGACTTCAAAGGAGATTTATTAGAGTATAAATTTATTAATGCATATCCAATTGCGATGAGTTCGATGCCAGTCTCCTATCAAAATTCTGATATCTTGAGATGTCGAGTTTCATTTAACTATGATCGATATATTTTTACTACTGGACAACAATCGATTGAAACTGAACCAAAACCATCAACACCTAATGGTGTACCAAACCCAGCATTTCCTTCAGAGATTCCTCCAACTTATGGAGATCCTCAAATAGGATTGGATGAAAATAGTAAAATCAGACAAACTGTAATTGAAAATCCATTGTATAATAAGTCAGCTGGATCTGGGGCTTTATTTTAGACAATAAATAATCGTACTGAAAACACTATAGGATATTATGCCTTTACCTAAGATTTCGACGCCAACTTATGAACTTGAGTTGCCATCTACAGGAAAACCAATCAAGTATCGACCTTTTCTTGTAAGAGAAGAAAAGCTTTTAGTTCTTGCAATGGAATCTGAAGATCCTAAACAGATTACCACTGCTATTAAAACAGTTATCAAAAATTGTATAGAAACGAGAGGAATTAAAGTAGAAACACTTCCCACTTTTGATATTGAATATCTTTTCCTCAATATTAGATGTAAATCAGTTGGAGAAGAAGTTGAATTAAATATTATTTGTCAAGACGATGGAGTTACTACTGTTCCTGTTAAAATTCTTTTAGATGACATTCAAGTAATAAAAAATCCAGATCATAGTAATAAAATTAAACTAGATGATTCTTTGGTGATGGAAATGAAATATCCATCATTAGATCAGTTTATCAAGAGTAATTTTGATTTTAATACTGATAATGCAATGGATCAATCATTTGACTTGATTGCTTCTTGTATTGATAAAATTTATAATGAAGAGGAAGTTTGGAGCTCTTCGGATGTTACTAAAAAGGAACTTGAAGAATTTCTCGAACAGATGAACTCAAGCCAGTTCAAACAAATTGAGAAGTTTTTTGAAACGATGCCAAAACTCTCTCATACTATTCATGTAAAGAATCCAAATACTGGTGTAGAAAATGAGATTATATTGGAGGGACTCTCAAGTTTTTTCGCATAGGTATGGTCCACATGGACCTTGAGAACTACTTCAAACTTAATTTTGCGTTAATGCAGTATCATAAATATTCATTAACGGAGATTGAAAATATGATACCTTGGGAGAGAGATATCTATGTCGGACTCCTTAAGGATCATCTGGAAGAAGAAGAACTCAAACACAAGTTGCAACAAGGGATAACATGAACCCAGTATCCGAACAAATTGATGAAAGGATTTTAAGGCTACTGGGTCTTGAGGACGTTTTTGACTTAGATTATGATACCTATATGACTCTCCTTCGGGAGGCTATGATTAAAGGTGCAAATAAGTTACCTCAAGAAGAACTTGCACTTCTTGCAAATGAAAGAAAAAGAATAAGGGGAATTGAAGGAAGATTTAAACCAGAACCCAAAAAGATAACTGTAGATAGTCTTGGTGGTGTTGGTAATATTGTATCTAAAAAATTATCTTTACCTGGTGCTGGTCTCTTAGCATTATCTCAAAAAACCGCAGAATTACGACAACAAGTTACTGAAGTTCCACAACAACAAGTTGTACAGCAACCTATACCTCAAGATCAATTTGTTGAATTAAATAAAACACTTTCTTCAATACTTGAGACTGTAAATAATCTTTATGAACTTGAGATAAAAAAAGCTGGTGAAGCTGCTCTTGATCAAGAAAAGAAATCTAGAAGAATTAAAGAAGAGTCTTTAGAAAGTAAATCTAATATAATTCAAAAAGCTTCTGATACTTTTAATAAAATTGTTGCACCATTTCAGAATATTTTAGATAAAATATTTGGATTTATTAAATTTATTTTTCTTGGTAAAATATTTTTACAATTAGTTGAGTGGTTAAAGGATCCAAGTAATGTTGAAAAAATACAATCTCTTGGTAGATTCCTAAAAGATTTTTGGCCTCTTTTGCTTGCACTCTATATTAGACCTCTTAGGGGATTTATTTTTAAACTTACAGGAAGTCTTTTACAATTTAGTGCTAGATTGGCTTCTAAAGCTCTTGGGCCTATCTTTAGTAAAGCTGGAGGAGTTCTTTCTAGATTTGCTGGAAGATTTGGACTTCAATCTGCAGGAAAACTTGGTGCTAGAATTCTCCCCGGAGCTCAAACAGCTGTCGGTCTTGGATTGGCTGGAGTTAGAGCAGTTCAAGGTGATTTTGGTGGAGCTGCTTTAGCTGCTGGATCTGCTATTCCTGGACCAATTGGTTTGGGATTTTTGGGAGCTGATGTTGGTAGAAGTATGGCGGCATATGCCTCTGGTGGTTTAGTGTCTGGTCCAAAAGGAATTGATAAAGTTCCAGCCATGTTGACTGAGGGTGAAGTAGTAATCAATAAAGAAACTGTAAATGCAATCGGGGCTGAAGTATTCTTAGCATTGAATAGACTTTATGGAGGTCCCGATGCCAATCAACCCAAAATGATGAAATTCAACACAGGTGGTCTAGTTGGAAAACAAAATTCTCTTATAAACCAAAAAGCACTTCATATTTACAATAGACTAATATCTGGTGGACTTACTTCAACTGCTGCAATGGGTATTGTATCTAATATTGGAGTAGAAACTGGGTATACTTATGATCCATCTACTATGCAACAAGATGGAGGGCCAGGAAGAGGATTAGTTCAATGGGAACAAGGTGGAAGATATGATACTGATAATATTAATTTGGTATCTTTTGCTAAATCTAGAAGAAAGCCATGGAATGATTTAAATACTCAGATTGATTTCATTCTTCATGAATTAAATAATCATCCAGAATATAGAGAAGTAAAAAATATTATTAACACCGCAAAAACAGTTCAAGAAGCTACTGAAGCATTCCTTACAAGGTATGAAAAGGCTGGAGTTGCTCATTTAGACAGAAGATATAGTGTTGGTGAACAACTAGAACAAGTTATACGGAAACCAAAACCAAAGAAGGAAGAAACCCAACCTGCCAAATCCAAGCCAACGAAGCAAGAAAGATGGGCAATAGACCCTCGTGGTTGGTTTGGAATGAAGGGTGGTGGAATGATCAGAGATCATACTGGAATAGAGATTGATAATCCTCCAAATGCTAGTGATACTCAAGGAATATCAGTTCAACCAGGAGAATATATTCTTCCTAAGGGAACTGTTGATTTACTTGGTAAAAATTTGATAGATCAGTTAGTCGCTAAAACTGATTCAGATTCCAATCCTTCTAAATTAATTGATAAACCAAAAATAGATAGATATACTCCTACCCCTCTTCCTAAAGTTGGAACTGGTGGTATGATGACATTACCCCCACAAGTAATTTCTGGTGGTCAACAGTATTCATCTGAAGGTAAGGGAAGTGTGGCTCCTGGTATGTCGGCAGAGTCGCCAAATGGATCTGAGGTTAGGTCAATTAACGCTAATATCTATGGTATAGGATAATGGCAGTAGAATCACCAAATAAACCAACACTATCTCCTATTAAATTTTTTAATAGAACTGCAAAAATTAATCAGGAAGGATCTGTAGTAGCTAAAGAAAAATTAACACAAATTGATGGATCTCTAAAAAAGATCTTATCAATCAGACAAAGAAGTGTTAGTACAACGAAAATAGAGGAAGAAAAAAATCAAAGACAGGAAAAGGAAAATAAAATTGAGGCTGGTAAATTTATTGTGAGAGGTGTTGGTAAATTAGCTAATGCAATTCCTGGAAGAAATACGATTCAAAAGTTTTTAATTTTTATGGCTTTTGGATGGTTATACAATACCTTTTCAAAGTATTTTGGTGAACTGAGTGGACCACTTTCAAATATTGTAATGGGGTCAGTAAAAGTTATTGATGCTTTTTCAAAAATTGCTTTTGGAATTTTTGATGGGTTTGTGACTTTTATTGACATAGGATATAAAACTTGGGATGTAATTCGTGGTACAGGAGATTCTCAAAAACTTCAAAGTGCTTTGAATAATGTTCTCTTAGATATTGATTCTTTCTTTGGAGGTGTATTAAGTTTACTTGGAATTGTTGAACAACCTCCCGAACAACAAGCTCAACCTGGTGCATTACCTGGAGCTCCCGGTGCACCTGGAGGACAAAAAACTTCACCTTCAACTGGAACTCTTTCCAAACTTCCACAACAACCAGGTCAAGGATCTCAACCATCTACTCTTCAAGCACCTCCATCACAAGTAAGCGGAGGTATTATTCCTTCTCAAGGAGTAATTACAAGCACTTATGGTTCTCAAGAAAGGTTTAGACCAAAACCTCATACAGGTATAGACTATGGTTATCCTGAAGGAACTAAAATTTCTTTGATAAAAAGTGGTGAAGTAGTTGAAGCAGCTATGGGAGATAATGGTGGATATGGTAATTTTATATTAGTTAAACATAATAATGGAACTTATTCAATGTTCAATCATCTTCAAGACATATATGTTAAGAAGGGCCAAAAGATAAGTGCAAGCGCAGGAAATGCTCCAGTTATTGGAACAATAGGAGATACTGGATTTTCTACTGGACCTCACTTAGATTTTAAAGTTGCAACTAAATGGGACGGATGGAATCCAGGTGGATTCATAGATCCAAGACCTCATCAAGATAGTGTTTTTAGAATTGGTGGAGATGTTAAGGTTAAACCTTCCGAACAGGTTAAACAACTTGCTAAAGAAAAAGGTAAAGAGGGTTTTGTTACCGTTGATGAAAAAGGTAATAGAAAATTCACTCCAAAGAAATGGACAAAGGAAGAAACTGAAAGATATTCTAGAGTTTCTGGTGAAGAGCAAGGTCAACAAAAAGTATCAAGAGTTCCTTCGGGAGGCGGTGGTGGAAATCTAAAACCTTTATTAGATATGATTAGTTCTGGTGAATCTCCAGGTGGTGGATATTCTGCAATGTTCCCAAGTGAATCACATCCTCAGATTTTGGATATGACAATTGGTGAGGTTATTGCATTTCAGAAAGAAAAACTGAAAGATGGTAGAAGATCGGCAGCAATTGGTAGATATCAAATGTTGTATCCAGAAACTTATGCTGCCGCTGCTGGACTCTCACTACAATCAAAGTTCTCACCTGAGAATCAAGATAGAATGGTTATTGCTTATCTTAAGAAGAATAGAAAACTTGACTTATGGTTGCAAGGTAAGATATCTGATGAGGCTTTCAGTGAACAACTAGCAGGAGAATTTGGGACATTTAAGAGTGCTTCTGGGTTTGTTCTACCAAACAATACTGGAAGTATTGATTTTGAAAAAATGAAACCTGTTTTTAATCAGATTAAACAGGGATCATCAACTGCAAAATCTACACCAACATCTCAATCTGCAGATAAAGCTGCTCAAGAATATGCAGCTTCTAAAGGTAAATATTATTCAAGTACAACTGGAAAAACTTATGGAAGTTACGCTGAAGCTTTAAAAGATCCTGAAGTTCAAAAAGGATTAACTCCAAAGAGATGGGCAACGGATCCTCGTGGTTGGTTTGGAATGAAGGGAGGTGGTGAAGTTCCTCCAATAGAAAAACCAGAAAAGAAAAATACATCATCAGTTTCATCATATCCATCATACTCAGAAAGTGGAACTATGATGCTAATTCAACCAGTAATTATTGAAAAGCCAGTCCCGATGTCTATGAACAGAAGTAAAACTTCATTTCCAGTAATTGGTGGAGTAAATAGTAGTGGTATGAATAATTTCAGAGGATAAGATTAAATGCCAGCAGCAAATATTGCAGCACAAGCAGGAGAAGCTCAAATAAGTTTATTTGAAATTACCTCAAACTATTCTGGAAGTTTAGAAATTTCTTCTGGAGTAATTGAGTTAAATTATTATGAGAGTATTTTGGATAATACTGTTAGGGTGACTTCAACTATTGTAGATGCTGGTGGCAAAGATTTTTCTTTATTTGAAGATGGTAGTATTAATCTAACAGTTGGTGAAAAAGTTCAACTCAGGATGAATGATGGTTATGGATTTTCTTTGGACTTTACTGGAGACAAACAACTAAGGATTGATAAAACAAGAGCTATTGAGGAAAGTACAAATAAGATGGCTTTCACAATCGACTTATTCTCAAAAGAGTCAATTAATAATGAGTTAGAACAATATAGAGTAAGACAAAGATTTGATGGAAAGATATCTGATTCAGTAGAGAAGATACTTACTGAAGTTTTAAAGACGGAAAAAGAAGTAGATATTGATCCTACATTGAATAATTTGAGTTTTATTGGAAATGTAGAAAAGCCATTTTACAAGTGTACATGGTTAGGTCCAAGGTCAGTTCCTGATGTCAAAGACGCAAAAGGTAATCTTGCTGGATATTTCTTTTATGAAACCTATGAAGGATTTAAATTTAAATCAATTGACAAACTTTTTATCGATCAAGAACCAAAAAGAAAATTAGTTTTTACAAATTCTATTGGTGAAGTTCCTCCAGGATATGATGCAAAAATATTAGATTTTAGTTTTGATAATTCATTTGATATGAAGAGTGCATTAACAACTGGATCTCAAACTGCTGCTAAAATGAAAGCGGTTAATTCTTATGAGAGTGCATATAGAGAAAATCCTTTCGAGGCATCTAGTCAATTTAATGAGGATAATACTGGGGGAAAAGAACAACCAAAGATTGCTTCAGATCTTGGAGTTCAAGAACAAGTATCTAGAATATCTTATAAGTGGGATGATCCAGGATTTCTCGTTCCCGGTAAAAATTTGAAGGAACAACTTCCCAAATCAACATATGTTAATTATAGTAATGATGAGATTCTAAGACAATCTTATATGAGATATAATAATCTTTTCTCTGTCAAGATGTCTCTTACTATTGCTGGTGATATGAGTTTAAGAGCTGGTGATTTGGTTCATTGTGACTTTGCTGAAATTTCAAACAAACAAGAAAAGACTTATAGTTCTAAGAAAAGTGGTATATATATGATAGTAGATGTGTGTCACCGAATAACAAGAACAGGATGTCACACTAGGCTTAACTTGGTGAGAGAATCAATCGGCCGTAAATCTTTTAAGTAAAATGACAGATAGATCACTCCAACAACATATTAATGACGACAAGGATCAACTCGATGATCCCAATACCAGTGGGCAACGTCGTCGTCATTTAGAGGATGAAGTAGAACACCTCGAAAGATATCAAGCAAATCATCCCGATACTGATCATGATCCTACTGGATTTGAAATGTATTGTGATGAGAATCCAGACGCTCTTGAATGTAGAGTTTACGATAGCTGATGAATCAATACTCTGGAAACTTTGACTTATCAACCGTATCTGCTTTACCTAGATGGTTTGGTAGAGTAGTTTCCAGTGTTTCCTGGCAAGATAATATTGAAGCAGCACATTTTGATCCAGAAAACCAAAAAGGTTGGGGATATCGATATCGTGTTAGATATTTTGGTTTACATTCTGGAAATACTTTAGAACTTCCAGATGATCAGTTACCAATGGCAAACGTTGTCATGCCAGTAACATCTGGTTCTGGTCTAGGTGGATTCATAGATACACCATCACTTTCCGCTGGAACTATTGTTACTGGATTTTTTCTAGATGGAATGGCAGGACAAGAACCTTACATTGATGGAATTCTAATCAATTCAAATAATGCCGTACAGAAGTCTCAACCAAAAGATGAGACTGGAGGACTTCAACTTTTTAATGATACATATAAAGGAAGCAACCCTCAGACTGGATCATTTGTACCTGACTTTCTTCAGGCAATTAAACCTATCGAAAGACCTTCAGGTGCAAGCACTCAATATAGAATAGCACAACAAACACCACTAACCATTGATGAACTTAGACAAAGAACTGCAGCAAGAGAAGCATCGGGTCCACAAGTCGGTGATATAGTAACAGATCAAGAAACTCAAAATCTTATAGAGCAGGAAAGACAAATTGGAAGAACAGGAACTTTATAAAGAAATAATGATATGTCAGTAATCACATCAGGGTCACCATCAACTACTTCTATTCTTCAATCGGCTATTGATAAGTCAAGATCTGTAGATTTTGATAAAATTACAAAAGCTGCATGGGAACAAAAATTAGATCTTGAAAAAGTTTTGGATGTGCAAAGTCCATGCAAATCTGATAATAGTGACATGAAAGGAATTCAACGTGTCATTAAAAATCTTCAGAATGATCTTGAAAAAATTAAAAGATTTTCAAATGTAAATTCTGCTTTTGATGCGTTGACTAATGAAAATGTTGAACCTTGGAAGTCTATTAAGAAAGTTATCAATTTTTCTGCAACTGACATTGCTGGTTATGTAAAAAATATTATGGGACGTGTTCGTGGGTGGGTCATGAATACGATTCAAAATCAAGTTAAAAAGACGTTACCTTTTCTTTTTCCAGGAGAAATGCCATCTTTCTTGGATAAATTGGGTAAAGGTTTGAATGGTCTCTCTTGTGCTTTTGCTAAAATCATTCGTGGATTAGCAAAGACCGTTGGTAATCTTCTACTCCAAATGCTTGATAAATTTATCAATGGTCCTATGTGCTTGGCTGAAAATTTTATTAGCAATCTTTTAAATCAAATTCTTGGACCAATTGAATCTGCAATAGGATCTGTTCTTGGAATAATTGGTGGAGCTCTATCACAAGTTGCAGGACTTGCAAATAGTTTATTCAATGCACTAGATTTTATTACTGGTATTCTTAATTTCTTTAAGTGTGATGATGATAAAGCTTGTCCATCTGTCCAAGAGATAACTCTTTCTGGAGCAGGACAAAACAATCCCCAAGGTGGTGATCCTGTTGGACCAAGTGCAGGAACTCAACCTACACCATCAGATGAAGGTGGATCTCAATCTGGTCAATATTCTTCAGGTGTTTCTCAAGGAAGTGCTAATGCTGCTCAAGATGTTAGAACATCTACTTCAGATAATACTGGCATTGATCAATCACTGGCAGATTCAAAAGCAAAGATTCCACCTGGTAAAGATGATCTAACTCTATTCTAATATGGCAGATCAATTTAGAGATTCCTGTGTAGACAGGCAAAATAAAAATAGAAAATCGTTTAGAAGAAATCCCGTTGATCCTATTCGCGTATCTTTTTATGATAAAGATGGGACAAGGATTAATGATGTGACTCGTAGTGAAGCAAATTGTATTGCAAAGATAAACCCTCAACAACAATTTTTCTACCAAGATGGTAATGGATATCAAAGAGAATTATTGATCAGTCAAGTAAATTCTCTTTCCCTTATTGATGCTCTTCCAAATGCTCCAGGTTGTCCAACAGATCCTCAACTCTGTGGTCCTCCAAGAGTTCAATTTTTTGGTGGAATGGGTATGGGAGCAATGGCAAATGCTGTCATTAGTCCTAACTCAGGATCAATTATTGGATTTGATATTGTCAATCCTGGATTCAATTATCTTACTCCACCTTTTGCAAATCTTGTCGATGAATGTGGATATGGATCAGGTGGAACTTTAAGAGTACAAACTAGACCATATAGTGGTGGGGATCCTCAAAAAGGTGGTTTAGAAATTAGAAATATTGTAGTTACCGCTCCTGGTGATGGATATCTTCCTGCTCCTAATGGTGCATTAGGAGGAAATGGTAGAGTATGGAAAGATGTTGATGAGGGATATGTTGAAAGAGAAGATGGAAGTTATTACGTTGTTCCCGATCCATTAAATCCACCAGAACTTCCACCGGGAGATACTTTTGTTCCACCACAACCACAGTCACAACCACAACCAGATAGTGAAGTGCCAACTTATCCTGGTGTCACTGAAATAGAAGAAGTATTTGTAGATGATCCTGGATTTGGGTATGAACCAGGAGACACCTTAGAAGTTGTTCCTGATAATGGAGCTGTTATTGAACCTGTTATAAATGATAGAGGAGAGATTGCTCAGGTAAGAGTTGTAAATCCGGGTATTGGATTTGTCGATCTTCCAGAGATTGTCATAAATTCGCCTAGAGGTTATAATGTTAAATTGATTCCTGTTCTTAGGGTCATTCCAATAGCAGATTTTCCTGACCCGACAATCATTCCTGAGGGAACTCAATTAGTTTCTATTGTTGATTGTGTAGGAAAAATTCCACCAAAAACAACATTTGATATAGTACCAAGATAAAATGGCAAAATCTAAAAATTACGAAACTAAAAGGACAGGAACAAAGGATGGACAAATATCTTTTGGGCATATTCATGGAGATCAAGTAAAGTCTTCAATCATGCTTCAGGGTCAGGAGTCTCTTGAATATATTTCAATTGATCAAACTGAACCAAGAAAAAGATGGATGACATCTAGATGTCGTGGTAGATATCAAGTTAAATGTGGTGATGATATTCCAAAAGATCAAGTTGGAATGTGGTTTAATGCTGACCGTAGTGACATTTTAATTCAGACTAAAGGTAGATTGAGACTAGAAGCAGAAAATATTGACCTGATTGCTCGTGGACCTGATGCTTCTAAAGGTGTTATTAATATTATATCTAATGAAAGTGTAAATGTAGAAACTAAGAAGTTTACCGCAAACACGAGTGAATCTATCAGTCTATATACTGATGGTGAAATGCAACAGGCAGCGGTAAATATTATGAAAATTTATAGTGGTAGTATTCAAAAAATGACATCTATGAGTGCTATCAAAGGTCCATCTCTTCCAATTCTTGGAAATTTACTTCAGTTAACTAAACCATTCCCATTATAATCTATGTCAAGTTCAAGTGATTTTGAGTTGATTCATGGTCAACTTCATGTGACAAAAGATCCAGCACAACCAGAACCATTGGGTAGAGGTCCCTGCACTATTAGAGGTGCTGCTTATATGCAGTGTCCTTCAATCTTGGGAAATGATAAGACCTTTGAGGCAATTGAAGGGACCGTAATGATAGGTCCTATCAAAAACTTAGATTCTCCTCATCCTTTTGTTTGTGGTGGTTTAGAATATATACCAAAATGGCAAATCACTCCTTGCGGAACTGTTGGTATTGGAATGGAGAAAGGGAAAGAACTCCTCAATCCATATTCTCTTGTTGTTAGAAAAGGTCCAGCAATTGTACAGGGTCCAGAATCTTGCCCTCCACGATGTGTTGGTCCAATAAAAGGTCCTGCAGCTGCAATCTTTATTGGAGATGTTGATTTTTATGAGAATGTAAGAATTAAAGAAAAATTATCTGTTGTCGATAAAGCGGATTTTTATGATGATGTAATTATTAAAGGTCAAGTAAAAACTGACGATGACATAAAATTAAAGGGTGACCTTGTTGCATCAGGAGAAGTAAAGTCTGGGTGTGGTGCTCACGTTTTATCTTCAAAGAAAAACTTTGATATTCCTCACCCAACAAAAGAAGGATGGAGACTGACTCATACTTGTGTAGAAGGTCCAGAAGCATCAGTTTATATTCGCGGAAGGGTAAAGAATAATACTGAAATTCATCTACCAGAATATTGGAAAGGTCTTGTAGATATTGATACCATTACTGTCAATTTAACACCAATCGGTGCTCATCAAGATGTTATTATTAAAAGATGGGATGAATCTAAAGTATATCTCCAAGCAAAGGGGGGTATGCCAATCGATTGTTTTTATCACATAATGGCAGAAAGAAAAGATACCGAAAAACTAATTCCAGAGTATCAAGGAACTATTGAAGATTATCCTGGTGATAATTCTCAAAGGTCAATTGCTGGATATCACTACGATGTAAAGGAGGATTGATATGACTACACCACCAAACATATACGCACCAGTTTTTGATTATGATGGCAATCTTACTTCGGATGTAGATGCTGCAATAATTAGTATAGTGAGTCCAGTTGGATCTGGGACTACGATTAATTCTGAAGGAGCCGTTGTTCCAAAACCATTTGAATTTACTCCAACAGATAAACCATCTGTTAGTAATGCAATGATTCCTCCTGGAAAAAAATCTCCATATATTGAACCTCCTACTTTGTTAGGATTACCTCCAGAAAGTATTCCTAGTTTTGCTGGAGCAGCATCAACTCATAGATTGTCACCAACACAACCTGTCATAGTGAAAACAACTATGAGAACAGAGTTTGATGACACTACAAATACTCTGAGACAATCTACTTTGATCGTTGGTATCAAAACTACTGGTGAAGTTGTTTTCACAGAAGAAAAACAAGGAGATGAGTTAAAAATAAATGCGGAACTTAGTGGTCCAATAAATGGTGTAAACGTAAGTGTTGCAGGAACTGTTGTCACTTTTAGTGTTCCTGGAGTTGGATCTACATCATTGGCTCTCTACTGACCCCTTGACAAGGGCCTCGGGACCTGGTACAGTACTAAGGTAATCAACAGACGAACCGAATGCAAGATGAGTATCTGACACGTTGTGTGGTTGATCCAATCAAACGAACTGTGTATCTGTACTCCAACGAGGGGACAGAAAAGGAAGTGGTCTGTGAGACCGTAGATGAATTCATGAACGTGTTGGACTTTGTTCGTGCCACAGTTGACGAGGACACTCTCTCTTACGCAAATCCTCTATGAGACCTGAAACAAGACAATCAATGGAAATGCTGTTCTCATCAAAATGGAATGTTCCTAAGGCAGCATCAAACTGTGGTCTCACCAATAAAGAGATGAAGATTACATTTAATGAATACTGTCGTTTACACCTACCCACATATGTGGTAGAATCAAGTGATCAACTCAGTCTTCTCTGAGTTTTTTATGGGCGGGTAGTCCAACTGGCAGGAGACACCAAACTTAAAATTTGTACAGTGCGGGTTCGAATCCCGCTCCGCCTATGAGGTTTACCCCTCTAAATAACCAAAAGTACGGAACCCATATGAAATACCGTATTGATGCCAAATACGTTTGGTACAACAAGGGAACTATGATTGTTCTGATGTATTTCATAAATCAGGTTCCGTTTACTTTTGATGAACTTCCAGATGAATCTATTTACGATCTGGAATTAATCAAATTAGCAGATAACGAAAGACGCTTTGATCCTGAGGATTTGTACCATTCTTCTTTCTATCTTATAGACGAAGAGTGTCATCCAATGTTGTTTGAAGTCGAACTGGAAAATCCAGAAATGTTACCTGCCGATTAATGCCCTTGTAGCTCAGTGGTAGAGCGCGGCTTTTGTAAAGCCGATGTCACAAGTTCAAATCTTGTCGGGGGCTTGAGTTCAAAAACTCCAAATGTCACTTATTTCACAAAGAGATAGACAACTCGCAATTGATGCACTTACCTGTTATTCTAGAGTTAAAGATGCTCTCGAATGGTCGGAAGAAGACCGAATGGAAGTCAACGCACTTATCAACTGGATTAGACTGGAACATTTCAAGAATGAAAATTAATCTTTGGTATTGTACGGATATGAAACAGTGGCGTTGGGTTCTTACTGACGATTCACGTCCCATTCTCAAACAAGAATCTGGGCAACAACCATTTCTTCGTGATGCTATGGATGATGTAGCAAATACGGTAGAATATATGATGGAATGCAAACAAAGTGAGTAAAAATACTTAATGAAATCAGATTTTTACATAGATAGGGTAGGTAAAGAAGAAATAAAAGATCTTCTTTATACCTATCATTATCTTAAAGACGAATCAAAAGATTTTAAATCTGGTTTCAACTATGGGCTTTTCAGATCCTCGGTTTCTGATATTCTGCGGGTTGGTGGTTGCTTGGGCACTTGTGTCTTTACTGGTTTGCCCGTCCCAGAAATAGCAGTAGGTGCTTTTGGATTACAAAGACATGAACAAGAAGGCATCTATGAACTTTCAAGACTTTGTATTCACCCAGATATTCAAAAAGAAGAGTATAACATCACATCTTGGTTCGTCAGTCGTTGTATAAGGAGATTTAAAAAAGATGCCACAGTTCGTGCTATTCTTAGTTACGCTGACTCTAATCACCACACTGGAGTTATATACAGAGCTTGCAATTTTCAATACTACGGTCTAACTGCACCCAAAAAGGATTTTTATTATGCAGACGGAACCAAACATTCTAGGGGTAGCATTAACGGTGCTGATGGTGAGTGGAGGGATCGCTCTCGTAAACATCGGTATCTTATGGTATTCGATGAGGGACTCAAAAAAAGGTTGACATGGAAGCAGGAGAAGTGGTAAAATAATATGGTGTGAAGGAAGTGCGGAGAGGAGATCCTTAGGGATCTCCTCTTTTTTCATATGATAAATAATCCATAACGGAAACTATAAGTATTAATAAGATGGGTCTCTCCAGATTAGATAATTTTCTGAAATCAACTCGTGGAACTATTCTCTATGTTGATCCGAATAGTTTAGATTCCACTGACAGTATTGAGAATCAGGGAAATAGCCTCACAAGACCATTTAAAACGATTCAGAGAGCACTGATTGAATCTGCCAGATTTTCATATCAGAGAGGATTGGATAATGATAGATTCAATAAAACAACAATTCTGTTATATCCAGGGGAACATCTTGTAGATAACCGTCCTGGATATATTCCAGATGGTGCAAATAACTTTAGACTTCGTAGTGGTGCTACCATTGATGATCTTGTTCCATTTGATCTGAACACAAACTTTGACTTAACAACCGTAGATAATGTTCTCTACAAGTTGAACTCGGTTCATGGTGGTGTAGTCATCCCTCGCGGAACATCCATCGTTGGTCTTGATCTTCGTAAGACTAAAATCCGCCCAACTTATGTTCCAAATCCAGAAAATGATAATATCGAGAGATCTTGTGTTCTTCGTGTAACTGGTGGATGTTACTTATGGCAGTTCAGTATTCTTGATGCTGATCCAAATGGTACTTGCTATAAGGACTATACTAGCAATATTTTTGTTCCTAATTTTTCTCACCATAAGTTATCTGGTTTCGAATATGCAGATGGTGTGAATAATGTAAGTATCAATGATGCATTTATTGCCAACTTTAATTCAGATAGAACTGATCTGGATATGTATTATGAAAAAGTTGGTATTGTTTATGGTCAATCTAGTGGCAGACCTATTTTCCCAGATTATCCATCATCAACTTTAGATATTCAACCTTTAGTAGATGAATATCGTATTGTAGGATCTCGTGGTTCTGAAGTTGGTATTACGAGTATCAGAGCAGGAGACGGCATAACTCCAACAAATAGGATTACGGTAACATTAAGTGCCGTTACTGATGGACTTAATTTAGATACCCCAATTCAAATTAATGGTGTTGGTGCTGCTGGGTATGATGGTCAGTATGTCGTTTCTGAGGTTAATAGTGCAACTGAAATTGTTTATCAAGTTCAAAATGCTCCTTCAGATCCACTTCCATCGGTTTCTGGATCAACTTTAAATATTGCAGTTGATTCTGTAACTTCTGCATCTCCATACATTTTCAATTGTTCTCTACGTTCTGTTTACGGAATGTGTGGTCTGCTTGCTGATGGTAGCAAGGCAGATGGATTTAAGAGTATGGTCATTGCCCAATTCACTGGAATTGGTCTTCAGAAAGATGATAAAGCATTTGTAAAGTATGATTCTACTGCAGGTGTCTACAAAGATTACACTGCTTATGATAACTTACATACCGATTCATTAGCAAGATTTAAACCAGAGTATCAAAACTTCCACATTAAAGCAACCAATAATGCATTTTTACAGTTAGTTTCTATTTTTGCTATTGGATATGCTCAGCATTTTGTTGCTGAGTCTGGTGGAGACCACTCAATTACAAACTCAAACTCTAACTTTGGTGCTAAGTCTCTAGTCGCATCAGGTTTTAGAAGTGAGGCATTCCCTAGAGATGACATTGGTTATATCACTCACATTATTCCCCCTAAAGAAATTGAAACTAATCAAACAAGCGTAGAGTTTATTTCTCTTGATGTTGGATTGACTACTTCTGTTTCTGCTGGAGCAGCTACAACGAGTAAGTTATACTTATACAATGAAACAAACCAAGATATTCCTCCAACTACTGTTCTTGATGGATATCGTTTCGGTGCAAAATTAAACGATATTCTTTTTGTTCAACTTTCTCAAGGTGGAATAACAACAGAACATTCGGCAAGAATCGTAATGTCGAATTCTACTAATTCATCCCAAAAATTATTCAATATTGGTAGAAGTACTGCTGGAATCAATAGTATCTCTTCAAATGTATTCACATTAACATCTAGTCATACATTAAATCCTGGAGAAAGTATTCGAGTATTCAGTGAAAATGGACATCTTCCTGATGGATTAAATTCCAAGCAAGTTTATTATGCGGTTACAAGTGAAATTGATGGGGGACTTGGATCAAATCAGATCAGAATTGCACAATCACTCAATGATGCACTGATCAATTCTCCAATAACTGTAAATAATAAGGGTGGAATTTTAAGTGTTGTTAGTAGAGTATCTGATAAATCTCCTGGAGATGCTGGTCATCCAGTTCAATGGGATGGATCTCAATGGTATGTTAATGTTTCAACAGCATCTTCAGAAAATTCTATCTACACAAAAATAAGAGAACTTGGAACTGCTGGTCTTGGAGAAGCAACACCAAGAACTTATATTAGAAGAAAACCAGACACTAGAGGTTTAATTGATACTGTCTATCGTCTTCGTTATGTTCTTCCTAAAGATTCTTCACTTACAGCAAGACCACCACTTGATGGATATATTATTCAAGAATCAAATAATGTAATTGGATCTGGAACAACGGAGATTCAGAAATATTTTGATCCTACCGGTTCTTCATCACTTTCTAATTCAACAGAATTAAGAAATCCAAGATTTATTGCCGATGCATATTGGTCATCAAATACTGCAAATGTCATCACAGAAGTTCCTCATAATCTGAATGTTGGTTCTCAAGTTGAAATCATTAATGTAACGAGTGTTAATAATCCTACTGGAGTTGCAAACTCTGGATACAATGGAACTCATACTGTAACTGGAATCAGTAGTACAAAACATTTCAGTTATTCACTTGCAACTAATCCTGGAACATTCACCAATGATGTTTCTGTAAGAACTTCAAGTCTTCCTGCTTTCAGAAGAAAGAGATTTACTGGAACCTATCAAGTTTACAGAAGTCAAGAAACACAAAAGTATATTCCTGGCCAGCAAGATGGTGTCTATCATTTAATTGTTGTAAACTCATCAAATTCTCCAACAGTTGCTCCATTTACAGATCAAAGATTCTCTCAATCAATTCAGAATCTTTATCCTCAAACAAACAGAGATAATCCAGAGTCTGATCCAATTGCAGCATCCAGTTTTGCTGTTCCCGATCCAATCGGTCAAGTGATCGTTAATGATGAGCAAAAGAGCATCACTAAAGAAAGTTTGGGTAGAGGATTAATTGACTTTAATGTTGGTATGGGACTTACCAATATTGTTTCAAATACTACTGGAACTGCACATACATTCTACACTTCACTTGATCATGGACTTGCAGGAATAACCTCCGTAAGTATTGTAACTGGGGGAACTGGATACGGTCCAACATCTGGTGTTGCTGGAAATGCTTATAACGCAAGATTAGTTGGATTTGCTGGTTCTTCTACAGGTGCAAATGCAACAGCTGTTGTTTCTTTCAACTCATCAGGAACAATCACTACCGTCAAGATTATGGATGGTGGTAGTGCATATGGTATTGGTAATACTCTTGCTATTGTTGGTATTTCTACAACAACTGGATTCTCTCAGGCTGTTGTTCAAGTAACAAGAACTACCAATAACATCGGAGATTCTGTTCAGTTGGAGGGTATTACTCCATCATCTAATAGTGGTTATAACACTCTTTATAAGATCACTGGAATTAGTAGTGTTCGACAGTTTGAGGTACAATCCTCTGTAACTGTTGGTGGAGCTTCATCTACTGGTATCGGAATTACAGCTGCTACTTATGGAAATGCTACCGTAACTGGAAAATCATTAGGTATTTCCACAATCAATTATTCTCCAGTAACTGGTATTGCGACCATCGGATTCACCACTTCACATGGATTCAGAGTTGACAATAAACTTCGTATCGGTGGTGCTACAGATAGTTTCTTCAATGGTGATTTTGTTGTCAAGAGATTAAATAGTCTCACCTCTCTGACTGTTAATATTGGTCTTGGTACAACTGCAGTGTCTACTGGTGGAAACATTACAGTTTATAGATTTGGATTTGCATCAAACGGTGGAGATATAACTACAGATAATGAGAATATTGGTGGAAGATTTAACTTTGAATATGCTGGTATTACGACTACTCTTGCAACTCAAATCGTATCAACCGCATCAGATTCAACTCCATTAAATATTCCAAATGCAAATGCAATTGGTCTTAAACTTGGTGATTATCTCTTAGTTGATAGTGAAATTTTCAGAATTAAGTCTGACGTTACCAGTAATTCCGTTTCTGTCTTCAGAGGACTCTTTGGAACAAGAAGAGAAACTCATGATCTTGGAACAGTAGTTAGAAGAATCAAAGTACAACCTATTGAGTTCCGTAGAAATTCAATCATTCGTGCATCTGGTCATACTTTTGAATATCTTGGTTTCGGTCCTGGTAACTACTCAACGGCTCTTCCCGAGAGACAAGATAGAATCATTTCTTCAGCGGAAGAACTGATTGCACAAAATACTAGAATTGATGGTGGTGTAAGTATCTTCACCGCAATGAATAGTGATGGTGACTTCTATACTGGTAATAAGAAAGTCAATTCTGCAACTGGTCAAGAAGAAGTATTTGACGCACCTGTTCCTTCTGTTGTTGGTGAAGAGATTGATACTGGAAATATTAGTGTAGGATTTGATGTTCTTTCTCCACTTGAAGCATCGATTTCAAGATCTTTAAGAGTTGAAGGTGGTCCTAATGGAAATCTGGTTTCTGAATTTGATGGTCCAGTAGTATTCAACAATAAGATTACTTCAAACTCAGATAAGGGTATTGAAGCATCGTCAATCTTTATTCAAGGTGATGCTGAAGTATCTAGAAAGATTACTGTTGGAATCTCAACACCATCACTTGCGGGAAATCCAGGTGATATTACTTACGATTCAAATCCCACAAATGGTGGATATGTTGGATGGGTTTATACTGTAGACAATGAGTGGAGACCTTTCGGACTTATTTCCTGATTATAAATAAGTAAAAAGGTTGGCGCTCTCCACCGATGGCAGTACAAAAGAACTTTGTCGTCAAGAACGGCATAGAAGTAAACGAGAACCTAATATTTGCAGATAATACAGCAAATAAGGTTGGTATTGGTACAACAATAACACCAGAAAAATTACAAGTTAATGGTGGAATTGGTGCTACAAGTATTGTTTTAAGTGGTGTTGGAACAATACCAATCTCATTTTCAAATATTTCAAATATTGGTGATGCTTATATTGTAAGTGGTGTCGTAACATCAATTACTGGTACTGCATTAACATATACAAATGCAGATATTGGAACTTTAAGTGCTGATGTTGGATACGTTGTATCAGGAGTAGTTACTAATCTTACTGGTACTATCAGCACTATTACAAATATCAATACCACCAATCTTGTTGGTACTATTGGTACTTTCACGACAGTTGATATCACTAATCTGAGTGTTGATAATGCTTATGTTATATCAGGAGTAGTTACTAATCTTACTGGTACAGCAGCAACAATTGGAACAGTAGAAATTGTTTCTGGTATCGTTACTGCTACCTCAGGAGTTGTCACTTATTATGGTGATGGAAGATATCTTGATCTTTCTAATAACTCAAGTGCTGGTATTGGAATCGCTACTGCAGGTGGAGCACTTGGATATGGTGTTACATTCTTAAATTTCTTTGGAGCGGGAGTATCTACATCATTCTATGATTCCTCTGTAGGTATTGCAACAATATTCTTCCAAGGTGGTGGTGGAGGAGGTGGTGGAGGAGCTATTGGTATTGGATCCACATTCCCAGGAACACCATTATCAATTGATCCAGTACCTTCAAATGGTGACTTATTCTTCCATATTGATTATGGTAGAACCTTTATCTATTACGATGAAGTCATTCTTGGAGTTGGATCTTCTGCATTCTGGATTGATTCATCACCATTTAACATTGGTATCATCACTGCAATTTATGGGGGTGTTTCGTTCAGTGATGGTTCTGCATCATCTCCAAGTTGGTACTTTGAAGGTGATTCAACTACTGGCGTATTCTCACCTGTAAACGGAGAACTTACGTTTGTATCAACTGGTTCTTCTGTTCTTAATATAAATTCATCAGGTGTTATTGTTACTGGTGTTACCACATCAACCAAAGCAAACATTGGAGCAGCTACTACTTTCCCCGAGGATCTGGTTGTTCAGGGTGATGCAAGAGTTACTGGTATTACCACATCAACCAAAGCAAACATTGGAGCAGCTACTACTTTCCCCGAGGATCTGGTTGTTCAGGGTGATGCAAGAGTTACTGGTATTTTAACAGTTGGCACTTCAAGTATTATTCTTGACGGAAATACTGACGTAATCACTGTAGGATCTGGTGCAACAATCAATGGATCAAATGGTAATGCAGTGTTTGCTGGATCGATTACAGCATCATCGTTCTCTGGTGATGGTTCTGGTCTAACTGGAGCAGGATCTACAGTTGCTGATGATACAACAACAAACTCTACATTCTATCCAGTTTTTACTGCAACAACAACAGGAACCATTACTGCATCAAAAGTTTCTACTACAAAACTGACATTTAATCCATCTACAGGAACTCTAACAGCAACTGATCTTAACTCTTCATCCGATGCTTCACTGAAAGAAAACATTGAAACCATTGAAAATGCAATAGATACTGTAAATGATCTTCGTGGTGTTAAGTTTGATTGGAAAGAAGATGGTAGAACTTCTTATGGTGTAATTGCACAAGAACTTGAGAATGTTCTCCCAGAACTTGTAAGTAGTGGTGAACTAAAGACTGTAAACTATAATGGTATTATTGGAGTTCTGATTGAAGCAGTAAAAGAACTTTCTGCTGAAGTTGAAGATCTTAAGAACAAACTTTCATAAATATTAACAAGTCAAGCCGAGTGGAGACACGAAGATGGCACCAAGAAAACTCTTTCTTATGATGGGAGGGTGATGAATGGCAATTAAAATATCAGGAACAACTGTTATTAATGATCAATCAGAGATTGCATCAGGAATGCAATCGATTTATGATAGAACATTTACAGTTGGAGTTAATACAACTCTTGTTAATCGTGATTTCTGCGAAGTTACTGGAGCAGGTCTTACAATTACACTTCCAGCAACTCCAAGTATTGGTAATGAGGTTCAGATTGGTGTCGGAACTTTTACAGATACTGTTGTTTCGAGAAATGGTAGTAGTATTATGAGTCTTTCTGAAAATATTACAATAGACACTCAATATGTGAACGTTGCGTTTCTTTATGTTGGTGGCACAGTAGGTTGGAGGATTTTCTAAAATGTCAACTTTAAGTCAGTTTTTTGGTGGTTCTGGTGGTGGTGGTCTAACTGTACCTGCATTTCAGGGAGGCCCTGTCGCTAACGGAATCACCGTAGCGGAGGTTTTATTGGTCGGCGGTGGCGGCAACGGAGCTGGAAGTCCTCTTTTTGATGGAGGATGTACTGGAGGAAGTTCTGGAGAAGTCATATATTCCACCGCCTTGTTTTTTACGCAGGGCACTTCTTATACAATCACTATTGGCGGTGCAGCTTCTAATAGCTCAATTGTTGGCACAGACTTAAACTTAATTGCTTATGCCGGCAACTCTGGCAACGGCCCCCAAATCTACGGCCATCGCAACTGTAAATTAGATGAATACACTACGTCTTATGGATTTGGAGGAGCTAGACCATATGTATCCCCTGATTTGACGACTCACGGAACACCTACTTGTGGAGGCGGTGCACTACAACCTGGCAGAGAAGGCAACGTATTTGGTTCTTCCAGAGCGGGAGGAGAGGGAGTATCGATTAATATTACAGGGTCTTATAATACATACGGTTCCGGCGGCGGTGGCGGGTTCGGGGGAGCCGTAGTTGGAGGCACTAACGGAGGAAGAAGCGGCGGGCAGAACGGATCAGGGCTTCCAGCAGTCGCCAATACTGGATCCGGCGGAGGTGGGGGGGGATACCCACATCCCTCTCCCACCTCGGGTGGTGCCGGCGGATCCGGTATTTGCGTAATTCGCTGGCCAACTGCATATCCAGATGCTCCTTCAGTTTCAGCAAACACTCCAACTCCTGCTCAACCAGGATATTATGTGTATCGTTGGAACTCTGGTCCAGGTTCAATTACATTCTAAGGAGGTAATCAATAATGGCACACTTTGTAGAACTTGACGAAAATAATGTTGTTAAAAGATGTATTGTAGTTAATGACGACTACATTCTTCAAGATGGAATTGAAGTCGAAAAAATTGGTGTTGACCATCTTAAATCAGTTTATGGTGAAGATACCATTTGGAAACAAACTTCTTATAATGATAATATAAGAGTTCGTTTTGGTCGTGTAGGATATATTTATAATGAAACCTTAGATGCCTTTATTCCACCAAAACCTTATCCTTCTTGGATTCTAAACGAAACAACCGCAAGTTGGGAAGCATCAATACCAAAACCAGATGAGGAAAATTCTTATGAATGGAATGAAGAATCTAAAAGTTGGGAGTTATCTCCAACCGTATAATACTCAAGAGGGTCTAATCACCCTCTTTTTTATTTGACATCAAAACCAAACTGATATATAATACGACTGAATAACATAAGGAGATTGACTTTTGGCATTCCAATCAATTTGGTACTATAGTAACCTACCAGATAAGATCGTAGATATTATTGAAGAAGATCTTGCAGTAACTTTTGATCCACAACTTCAAGATTCAAAAGTTGGTGGTGGTGATTATGGAACAGTAGATAAAGATAAGAGAAATGCAAAAAATGCATGGGTTCCTACAACTCATTGGGTTGCTGGTTTTGTATGGCATTATGTTCAACGTGCAAACCGTGAGAACTTTCTGTATGACTTGACAAATATTGATGGCGAAAGTCTTCAATATACTGTGTATGGGGAAGGTGAGTATTATGGTTGGCATAATGATGCTGGACTTGCTTCTTATTACAAACCAGTATCACAGGGAAATCGTGGTCACGGTGCAGAACAGTTTCAAGACTTTGTAAATGAGAACTGTGAGAAAGTAAGGAAGTTGTCTTTTAGCGTACTCCTCTCCGATCCTGATACTTATGAAGGTGGAAACTTACAACTTTTAGCAGAAGATGGGAAATCTTATATTGCTCCACGCCAACGAGGAACCATTATTCTCTTTGATTCTCGTACACAACACCGAGTTCAAAAGGTAACTAAAGGTGTCAGAAAGTCACTGGTTGGATGGTGTGTGGGAAACCGGTGGCGCTGAGGTGAATTATGGCAGAAGGAATGACACAAGAACAGATTGACTGGCAAGTTAAGGTCAATCGTGGAACAGCAAAGACAGATAATAATATCTTTGAGAAACAAGGATATTTGGTGATTAGAGATCTTATTGATCCAAAGGAACTTTATTGTGAAGTACCTGAAGTTAGAGGACAACTCAACTACTATGGGAAACTTGAGAAATACTCATACAGTCCTGTAGAAATGCAAGTAGAAGGTTCTCTTGCAAGGTATTATTATCCTCCATATAAAGAGGCATACTTTAAAGTAAAAAAGAGGCTTGAGAATATTATAGGAAAACCACTTTCTACCACATATTATTACGATCGTTACTATTTTTCCTCTATGGAATTAAAGAAACACGCAGATCGTGATTCTTGTGAGATTTCAGTGAGTATTCATATTGGAACCAATCTTAAGGATAAATGGGGATTTAAATTGATTGATGTGGAGGGTAATGAGAAAGAAGTATTTTTAAATCCTGGTGATGGTCTATTGTACAAAGGGTGTGAACTTTGTCACTGGAGAGATCCTATGCCAGGGAAAAGAAGAAATAAGATTCGTAAATGGTTGGGTATGAAAGAATTTTACTACCATCAAGTTTTTATGCACTACGTGTTAAGAGATGGTCTAAGAGCTCACTGTGCTAACGATATGGCACGATAACTAAATAGTGATGCCTGAGTTGGGTGCAATCTTCACAGGTAGAGAGGGAGCAGAGATGCTCCTTTTCTTGTATAAATATTATTGCACCCAACTATAGAAATGTATTACGTTTACTCGTATTTACGGGAAGATTATAGTCCATATTATATTGGAAAAGGAACTAAGGGGAGAGCATATGCCTATGCTAATCATAGGATTAAAGCACCTAAAGATAAATCAAGAATTCATATACTCAAATCTAACTTAAGTGAAGTGGAGTCATATGAGTTGGAGAAACTTTATATTTTAATGTTCGGCAGAAAAGATTTAAATACTGGAATATTAAGAAATCTGAGTGATGGTGGAGAAGGTCCAGTGGGATATAAACCTACTCCAGAACAACGTAAAAAAATAGCATTATCCCGAATGGGTGAAAAGCATCCTCTTTACGGTGTTTCTCCTTCGGAAGAAACAAGAGAGAAGCAAAGACAAGTTATGAAAGGTAGATTTATAAAAGAAAAAAATCCTATGTATGGTAAAACTCATACTGAAGAAAATAGAAAGAAAATAAGCGAAACACACAAGGGAGTCCCTAAGTCAGAAGAACATCGCAAAAAGATAAGTGAAAGAAATAAGGGTAGAGTTGTTACAGAAGAGACAAGAAATAAACTTAGAAAACAAGCTAAGGTTTACAAATTTACTCTATTAGATGGAAGAACTTTTATAGATACCATTCCACAATTTTGTAAAAAGAATGGTTATCCTAAATCATCTGTTAGATTAGTTAGTTGTGGAAAATCAAAAAGATATAAGGACATTATTAAAGTGGAAGATATATGAGATGTCTAAATAAGTAAAAGAACTATAAGACCTATAATGTCAGTCACAAAGGCACAATTATTGGGTGGTGTGGGGTTATCCACCGTAGGAGACTTAACAGTTTATGGTGGAGTAAATGCTACTGGTGTTGTTACTGCAAGTAGTTTTGTTGGACCTTTAACGGGAACTGCATCCACTGCAACGGTAGCAGGAACGGCCTATGGACTCACAGGAACTCCTAATATTACTGTAGGATTCATTACTGCCACTGGAGCTTCGATTAGTGGTAATGTAAATGTCGGTGGTAACGTAAGTATCGCAGGAACATTAACCTACGAAGATGTAACCAATGTAGATTCAATTGGTATTGTAACTGCTCGTGCTGGTATTGTTCTTGGACCAACAGCAAATACGATTCAATTAGGAACAGGAACCACGATTAGTTCTCCTGCTTCTAATGCTTTTACGATTCTTACTGGTGGTAGTGAGAGAGTTAGGGTTGATAGTTCCGGAAGGGCATTATTTGGCACGTCTACTGTCCCTAGCAACAAAAACAGCGTTACACCGACGTTTGCTATAAGTGCTAGCGGGGTGAACGGTGCTGCTCAAATTACACGCCATACATCAGTTGGTGCAGGCGGAGCACTTTTAGAGCTTTCGGCTACGCGAGGTACGTCCAATACCGATTACACAATCTTGCAAAGTGGTGACGGCATTGGGACTGTTGATTTCTCAGGAGCAGACGGTAATGAGTTTGTAGTTGCTGCTGCAATTCAGGCTGCGGTAGACGGCACCCCTGGCGATAATGATATGCCGGGAAGACTTGTATTTTCGACAACGGCCGACGGGGCATCAAGTCCAACAGAAAGATGTAGAATATCAAATTCAGGTGGTTTCTCTGTAGGAACCATAGCAAACCCTGGAGCAGGAGCAATCTATGCAACAGGAGACATCACTGCATTCTATTCATCAGACATCAGATTAAAGAAAGATATTGAACCAATCTCAGAACCCATCAAAAAACTGATGGAGATTTCTGGTGTTACTTATAAGTGGAATGAAGAATATCTGAAAGATAAAGAGGTTGATGGATACTTTGTAAGAGAAACTGAAGTTGGTGTAATTGCTCAAGATGTTGAGAAAGTTCTCCCAGAAGTTGTTGCAACTCGTGAGAATGGATATAAGGCAGTTAGATATGAGAAACTGGTTGCACTTCTGATTGAAGCAGTTAAGGACCAACAACATCAAATCGATGAACTAAAAGCAAGATTAGAGGAGAAGTGATATGCCAACACCTTCAGGTCAGATTGCATTTTCTCAGGTAAATGCTGAGTTAGGAGTTTCACCTACATCAACTCAAGCAAATCTTGGTTCTGCACCATTTAGAGGTCTTGCTGGAGTTCCTTCTGGTCAGATTTCGATGAGTAATCTGCAGAATAAGAGTTCTGTTATAAGTGCTACTGGTGGAACTATAATTGATTCTGGTGGATTTAGAATTCACGTCTTTACATCTCCAGGTTCTTTTGTGGTTTCTAACGCAGGACCAGGAACTGTTGAGTATCTTGTAGTTGCTGGTGGTGGTTCAGCTGGCGGAGATGCGGGAGGTGGAGGAGGCGGAGGAGGATTTAGAACAGGAACAGGATTTCCTATTACTGCAACTACTTATCCAATTACAATTGGAGGAGGTGGTTCAGGTCCAGCAACCTGGGGTAATAATGGAAATCCTTCAATATTTTCAACAATAATTTCTGCTGGTGGAGGAGGTGGAGGAGGAAGACCAGGAGCTCCTGGACAAGCAAGACCAGGAGGATCTGGTGGAGGTGGTCAAGGTGGACCCGGAACTGCTAACGCTGGAGGTGCTGGAAATAGTCCTCCTGTTTCTCCTCCACAAGGAAACAATGGAGGCCCTGCAGCTACTGGAGGCGATAACTCAGGAGGTGGAGGAGGCGGTGCTGGTGGTGTAGGTGGTACAGGAACACCCGGTAGACCTGCTCAAGGAGGTAATGGTGGTATAGGTTCTCCAATTACTTGGATTCCATTTAATTATGGAACTCAAGGCCCTGCACCAGGTCGTTATTTTTCTGGTGGAGGCGGCGGCGGTCCTTCTTTTGGAGGAAATAATATTGAATCTCCAGGTGGAGCTGGAGGTGGTGCTCCTGGAATAGGTCCTAATGGCCCTGCCGCTAGTGCCAATACTGGCGGTGGTGGAGGAGCTGGAACAAATGCTTCCGGTGGACGTGGAGGTGCTGGGGGATCTGGTATAGTAGCAATCAGATATCCTATATAAATCTAAAAACTCATGGCACACTACGCAGAACTCAACGAGAACAATGAAGTAATCTATGTTGTCTATATGGACAATGAGATTATCACCGATGAGAATGGTAATGAAGTAGAAGAACTTGGTGTAAACCATCTTCATACTCATCATGGAGCAGATCGTAGATGGATAAGAACTTCATATCGTGGAAACTTTAGAAACAAGTATGCAGGTCTTGGTGATACTTACAGAGAAGACCTTGATATGTTCATTTCCCCTCAACCATATCCATCTTGGACTTTAAATGAATCTATAGGCCAGTGGGAACCTCCAGTACCAATACCCGATGATGAGAACTTTTATAATTGGAATGAAGATACTCAAAATTGGAATCTAATAGAACAACCAACAACATAAATACCTAAAAAGAACAATAAGATGGCTCTAAATTTCCCTGATTCACCAACACTGAATCAAGTTTATACTGATACTACATCTGGTTTCTCTTATCAGTGGGATGGAGTTGTTTGGAAAAGTTACACTCCTTCATCATCAAGTCAGATTACAATTCTTGATGATATTTCTGGTTCTTTTAATGGATCTACTGACAATTTTTCATTAACAGCATCTGGAACATCTATCTCTCCAGCAAACTCACAACAACTTCGTGTAGTTTTGGGTGGTATTGTTCAAGAACCAATTACCGATTATTATGTTGCAGGATCTACGATTGTCTTTACGACTGCACCAAGTAGTGGTTTAGATTGTTCTATTGTATCTTTAGGACCTGCTGTTCCTGTAGATGCACCGAATAGTGGTAATATTTTCGCAAGACAGGAATATAATCCAACTGGAGTTCAAACAACCTTTACTTTCACCAGTAACTATACTCCAGGATACTTTGAAGTGTATCAAAATGGAGTTAAATTGGTTGATGGAACTGACTATACAGCAACAAATGGAACATCATTTGATTTAACAGTTCCTGCACAAAATGGTGATGTTGTTGAGGGAATTACTTATCTTCAGACAACACTTTATACTTTGGGTGATTATGCAACAAATTTAACGGTTGTAAATAATGCATCTGTTGGTGGAATCTTAACCGCCACAAGTTTTGTTGGTGATGGATCAGGAATCACTGGCATCTCATCAGTTTCTTTTGCAACAACTTCATTTGGATTAAGTGGAACTCCTAATGTTACTGTTGGTGTTGCAACGGCTTCAAGTTTTGTTGGAAACTTAACAGGAAATGCAACAGGTCTTAGTGGAACTCCTAATGTTACTGTTGGAGTTGTAACTGCTACGAGTGTATCGGTAAGTGGTAACGTAAGTATCGCAGGAACTCTGACGTATGAAGATGTTACTAACGTAGATTCGATTGGACTTGTAACTGCTCGTAGTGGAGTTGTGGTCGTTGGTGGTGGTGTTAGTGTTGCTGCTGGAGGTCTTAGAGTAACCTCTGGAATCTCAACAATCTCTGGTGGTCTTGATTTAAGTAATCTGTTAAGAGAAGGAGTTAATATTGTTACGGGAAAATTAAGTAATAATTCAAACATTAATTTGGATAATGGAATGGTTCACTTCTTTACAATAATAGAAACTACTACATCAACACCAAATATAACATCATCTGTTGGTATCAATACTCAGATGGCAGTAGGTGAAACTTCTGCAGTAACGATTATCACAACTGCTGCAGCTGCTGGATACTCAACGTGTATCAACATTGATGGTTCTTATAATGATGTTAAGTGGTTAGGTGGAACTGACCCATCAACAGGTGGTACAGGTGGTAATGATGTTTACTCACTACAAATTATCAAAACAGCATCAGCAACATATACTGTGTTAGGTTCTGTCAATAACTTTGCTTGATAGGAGAATAAGAAAATGAGTCCTTTATTAGGTTTATCCGGATTTGGTGGTGGTTTATCAAGGTTTGGTGGTGCTACTGAGATATCTGATGAGTATTTCAATTATGTGACAATGCTTCTGCACGGTGATGGAACCAATGGAGCACAAAATAATACTTTCACGGATAGTAGTAGTAATAACTTTACAATTACCAGAAACGGCAATACAACTCAAGGAACTTTGACTCCTTTTGGAGATAATTGGAGTAATTATTTTGATGGAAGTGGAGATTATTTAAGTTTTTCTAATAATTCTAATTTTGCATTTGGAACTGGTGCATTTACGATTGAATTTTGGGTTAATGGTCCTTCAAATAATAATAAATTTTTTCTGGGTGGAAGAAGTGCAATTGGAACTCTACATATTACAACTGGAGGATATGATTCAACTTTAATTGGTGCTTTAAGATATGTTGGAAGTTCAACAATAGTTTCCACATCATTAGTTACAGATAATTCTTGGCACCATTGTGCAATTGTTCGTGATAGTAGCAATAATGTTAAACTTTATGTAGATGGAGTTCAGTCTGCAAGCGGGACTGATGCAACAAATTATACTACAACATCGGGCACTTGGTATTTTGGAGGTAATGATTTAAGTCCTACCACTAACAACCTTAATGGTTTCATCTCAAACCTACGAATCCTCAAAGGAACTGCACTCTATACAACAAACTTCACACCTCCAACAGCACCACTTACAGCAATCTCGGGAACATCATTACTCACTTGTCAATCAAATAGATTTAAAGATAATAGCACTAATAACTTTACACTTACTCCTGCAGGTAATGTAAGTGTTCAAAAGTTTAGTCCATTCTCTCCAACATCTTCATACAATTCAAGCACTGTTGGTGGAAGTTTGCATTTTCTTTCTCTTGGCTTTGGAAGTGGAGATTACTTAAGTATTTCTCACAACACTGCTCTTGATATTTGGGTTGGGAATTTTACTGTTGAATGTTGGGTTTGGTTAAATGGAAATCAAGGAAATAATGTAGGATTGGTCAATAAAGCACCAAACAATGGAGATCCTTCTTGGACTCCCGGATGGGCTTTTCAAATTTATAGTAATGCATTGACAGTAAATACTCCAGGCGACTCAAGATTATTCAGTACAGGAGTAACAATACCAACTTATTCTTGGGTACATTGCGTTCTTGTTAAAAGTGGAAGCACAGTTTCCATTTTCCAGAATGGGACTAGAACAGGAACAATTACAAATTCTAGTTCATACAGCAATAGTTCTGATGCAATTACCGTTGGAACAGATAGATATTTGCCTGGAGGTAAATTAAATGGATATGTTTCAAATTTAAGATTGGTAAAGGGAACTGCAGTTTATGATCCAACTCAAACAACAATAACAGTACCCACAGCACCACTTACAAACATTACAAATACCAGTCTACTTTTAAATGGAACAAATGCTGGTATCTTTGATAATGCCATGATGAATAATGTGGAAACTGTAGGTAATGCACAAATCAATACCTCAACTAAAAAGTATGGTACTGGTTCTATGGCATTTGATGGTAGTGGAGACTACTTAATAATTGCATATACCCCACAACTTAATTTCCCTACAAATTTTACGATTGAATGTTGGGTAAATGTAACATCAACTATCACTTCTTTTCCCTGTATTGTAAACAACTATAGTACATATACAACTAATGGTGGTTTTGGAATATTTGCTTCTCACGCAAGTGGAACTGCAAATAAGTATAATATTGCATTTAACGGTACATTTCCAGTTATCAATAGTACAACCAGCATTTCCTATGGAAACTGGCAACATATAGCACTGGTTCGTTCAGGTTCTACAATTACTCTCTATGTTGATGGTGTGTCAAATGGAACTCATACATCGACTGCTAATGTGTTAGGAACTCAGAATTTCTGGTGGATTGGAACTGCTGGAGATTCTATTGCATCTGGATATCTTAACGGTTACATAGACGATCTAAGAGTCACAAATGGATTTGCAAGATACACAACAACATTTACACCACCAACCAGAGCATTCCCCAATAAGTAATCACATAAATACCTAAAAAGTAATCATAAAGATGTCTAAGGCTTCTAACTTAGCAGGATTTGTACCAAGTATAAATCCAACAAGTAATTTGAATGTTGGTGTCGTTACTGCTACGAGTTTTAGTGGTCCACTTTCGGGAACTGCATCAACAGCAGGATATGCATCAACAGCAGGATATGCAACGACTTCTTTTGGTCTTGAGGGAACACCAAACTTAAATGTTGGTGTCGTTACTGCTACGAGTTTTAGTGGTCCACTTTCGGGAACTGCATCAACAGCAGGATATGCATCAACAGCAGGATATGCAACGACTTCTTTTGGTCTTGAGGGAACACCAAACTTAA